ACTACAGATCCACAAAATATCAGACAAAATTTTCAAGGTATTTCTAGAATGACTGGTGTACGTGGTTTAGCCAATTTGGTTAGTTCTGGTGAAGGAAGTTCTACTTCAATGTTCCCTGGTGAAAACTACCCAGAAATGCTTGACATGACAATTAGAGAAGTTGTAGAGTTTCAAAAAGAAAAATTAAGGGATGGACGGGCTTCTGCAGCAGTAGGTAGTTATCAATTCCTGTTTCCTGAAAATGCTGCTCAACTCGCTGGGATTTCAATGAACGAAAAATTTACACCTGAAAATCAATTTAAAATGCTTTTAGGGACTATATTAAATAAACCTGACAGGAAAAATCTTTCAGCATTTTTACAAGGTACAGGTAATGATATAGAATTAGCCCTTGATGAATTGTCAAATGAATTCTCTTCCATTGCAGGTAGAGATGGGCAGACAGCATATAAAGATGGTGTAAACAAGGCTAGTATTAGCCGAGATCAAGCGCGTGCTGCTTTAATATCTGCACGAGAAGATTTTATGAACAATTTTAGGTAAACTCGACACTAACTAAATTATGGAATATGATATTGAAGAAAAGTTTAGGTTGGATCCTGGTGAACTTGAGTTATCAGATGAACTACAAGCTGAGCGTGATTTAGAGCAGCAACAATCCGCTGAGGAAGCTGCTCAAGCTCAGTTGGAACAACCACCTTCTACGGAAGTACAAGACTCTTCTCAAACTGATCCTGTTGAACCTACGGGTTCGGAAAAAAAAGAAGAAAAAGGTTTTTGGGATTTATCAGGGTTTGGTCAAGATCTTAGTTATTTTGGTCAACCCCTTGAAGAAACTAATCAACAAGTTAAAGAACGCTTAAGCTCTCCTGGTCAAGGTGTTATTGATTTTGCTACAGAGGTAGTGAATCGCATTCCAGGTGTTAACATTCCTAAGCGTACACCTTATGAAGATGACATTGCTGAAGCATCACGTAAAATATCTTCTGTTGTATTACCACAACTTACTATTGCTGGTAAGCTGAGAACATTAGGTGCAACAACTAACGCAAGAGTTGGGGCAAGTTTAGGTAAAAGTAAATTTGTTCAATTTATGGGTGATAGGGGTGTAGAAGCTGCTACATCACTAGGTATTGGTCTTGTTAGTAGTGAATATACAGAAGATAATGCTACTGGTACTTTAAAAAAGTTATTTCCTAAAACTTTAGACTTTATCCCTGATAGTATTGCAACTCTTGATACTGATTCTACAGATATTAAACGGGAAAAAAATATCCGTGAAGATCTTGGTTTGGGTTTCTTTACAGATCTTACTATTGGTGCTGGTAAATTTATTGCAGCTGTTGGTGGAACACAAGCAGGTTTGCGTAATTCTACTAGATTAGTAGGAGAAACACCACAAGCAAGAAGATGGTTAAAAGAAAATGCATCACCACCACCTTCTACTGACCCAACTGAATCAGTATTAGAAGCTTTTGCAAAACAAGAAGATGCTCTAGATGAATTAGGAATGTATAACTATTCCTTAAATAATAATCTAGATAAACCTCTTAAAGGTGTTCATGACTTATTTGATTATACTGAAACTGGTATAAGAACTGTAGATGAATTAGGTGCAGTTGGTGCTTCTATTGATCAAGTACGTGTTTCACGTAATTTAGGTAGTGTTAATGGTCGTCTTGGTAACATGTTATCTGAACCTGCTCTTAAATATGGTTTAAGTAATGGGGATAATTCACAAGATATTGTTCTTGGTTTAGCAGATCAACTGCATAAAGCAGGCGAAATCGGAATGGTAGGTAACAAGTGGAAAGTAAGTTTTAAGGACGTAATTGATGAAGGTGAAAACCTTGCTATTCAATTGTTTGATCCTAGGATGAGTAAAGAAGAGGTTAGAATAGTCCTAGAACCATTTATTACACGTACTGATGATGGCAAAGAAGTGCTATCTGAAGGTGGGTTTGCAATGGCTGCTAAAGCATTACGTGGTTTTGGTAGTGAACTAACTAGTATGGATGTAGCTCGTGCTCAATCTTTACTTGCTGGTTCTTTATCTGGACGTATTTCAGATGTAGCAGAAGGTGCCCGCCTTATGGATGGTAGTCCTGCAGTAAAAGTTGCACAAGAAAAAATTATTGATCTTATGCAATATGTTACGCAACTTTCTAGCTCTGCTAAATACTATAAGAATAGAAAAGTAAACCTAGTTACACAAGTTAGGAACGGTTTTAAAAATATTGCAGGTTATAATGAGGCTACTGCTGAAGCAGCAGGAGATGTTGCACAACAAATCTTCCAAGATTCTCAACGATTTGCTAATTCTTTACGTCAAATTTCTGAAAATCAACCTGATTTGATGAAACAATTTTTGATGGCATATGAACTTAGTGATGGTAATATCGATACTATTGTAAAGATGAACCATTACCTTGGTGAAATGACAACAAATTTAGGTAAAGGTATTGTTGATTTTACACCTGAAATTGAGAATAAATTAATTGCAGGTGTTTGGTCTAATATTTATAATAACGTTCTATCTGGATTTGTACAACCTATTTCAGCTACTGTTGGTAACTTTGGTGGTATTATTAGTCAACCTCTGGCACATTTTATTGGTGCATTACCATCAGGTGATTTTAAAGCTATTCATCGTGGTTGGATTGCTTACAGTTCAGTTGGTGAAACTTTAAATAAAGCACTACCTTATGCTGGTGATATTTTCAAAAAAGCATCACAAGACCCTCAAAGTGTTAGATCTGCTACAAGGTTAGACTTACAACTTAGCAAAGAAGCTGACTTAGAGTTTCTTAGAGAAGCAGCAAGGGTGCAAAAAGAACGTGGTAATGATGGTTTAGAGTATATTGTTAATCAAATTGAGTTGCTTAATGATTTAGCTGAGGATCCAATCCTTAGATTTGGTCCTAATGCAATGACAGCAATGGATGGATTTACTGGTGTATTTACTGCGTCAGCCGAGGCACGTTTTCGTGCAATGGATGAATTAGTTGCATCAGGTAAACCAATTACTAAAGAAAATGTAAAACCTATTGCTGATAAATATTATAACCAAATGTTTGGTAGTGATAATTTGATTACAGATAAAGCTGTCAAATATGCAACAAGTGAGATTGCACTTAACCTTGATACACCACTAGCTAATAATGTAACAGAATTAACTAAAACATTACCAGGAATTAAACCATTCCTTATGTTCTCTACAACTGGTATGAACTTAGTAGATATTGCAGGTAAATATAACCCAGTGTGGACACCATTCCAACGTGATATCAATGAATTAGCTTTTACTAAACTTGATAATTTACTTGGTAACGAAGAACTTGTTGATAGTTTACTTAAAAACCGTAATATTAACATTTCTGAAATGGATTCAATAGCTAAAATAAACCGTATTGCTGATCTTAAATACACTACACGTGGAAGAAAGGCAATGGGTGCACTTGCAGTAACAAGTGCTATTGGTCTTGTTTTTAATGATCGTATTACTGGAGATGGTTTATTTGATAAAGAATCTCAACGTTCAAGAGAAAAACAATCAAATTGGAAAAAACGTTCTATTAAAGGCTTAGATGGTAAGTGGTATTCTTATGAATCACTTGGACCACTTGCAGATTGGGTTGCTCTTACTGTAAACATAGCAGATAATTTTGATATGTTAGGTGAATCTTATACTGAAAAATTCTTTTCTAAATCTGCTTTTGTATTAGGAGCTGCTGTTACTGATAGAACAGGTTTGTCTACCATGAAACCTTTGCTCGAACTCTTATCTGGCAATGAAAATGCTATGATGAGATTTGGTGCAGGCTTTATTAATGGTCTTGGTCCACTTGCTACACAACGTGGTGAATGGGGTAAGGTATTTAGTGAAGGACTTATGGAAGTAAATGAAGATCTAATATCAGTTATTGCTAATCGTAACCGTTTTACTACTGCATTTGATACAACAAACAGAGCACCTTATGTTTATAGCCCTGTTACGGGTGAAAAAGCAAACGGATATGGTATGTTACAACGTATTTGGAATGCATATTCCCCTGTTAAAATCCATGCTGAGCAATCTCCAGAAGAAAAATTCTTACATGATTTTGAATTTGATATAAATACAACATTTAGATCAAAAAATGGTGTTAGATTAACTGCTGATGAACGTTCTACATTGTTCAAACTTATGGGAGAACAAGGAATTTTTAGAGATAGTATCAGAGAAATCATGAAAGATGCTGGTGATTATGAAAGTATTGCCCGTCTAAGACAACTAAGACGTTCTGGTATTGGATCAGAGGAAGTATCTATAAAGAAATGGGATGCAATTCATATTAGATTAAGTGAAGCACGTATGGCAGCAGAAAAATTTGCATATAATTCAATGGAAGAAGAGATGTCTTTAGAAATTGAAGCAAGACTTATTCAAAAACAACTACGTGAACAAGCTAGTGAACAAGGTGAATACCTTGATATTGATGAATCCTTAAACATTCGTAACTGATGGCAACTACACAAAACACATATACAGGGAATGGTTCTACAACGAACTATTCATTTACATTTGAATATTTAAAACAAGCTCATGTTAAGGTAACACTTGACACAGTAGCTACAACTGCATTTACATTTGCCAACGCTACAACAATTTCATTTACTACTGCACCAGCTAGTGGTGTTGCTATCCGTATCTTCCGTGATACTGATTTAGACACTGTTTCTTCTACATTTTTTGCAGGTTCAGCTATTAAAGCAGAAGATTTAAATGAAAACTTCACTCAAAATTTATATGTAACACAAGAATCAGATTTTGATGCAACAACTGCTGTAACTACAGCTAACGCAGCAGCCACAACGGCTAATGCTGCTAATACTAAGTCAGATACAGCTATAACAACTGCCAATGGAGCTGTAACGACAGCTAACGGTGCTGTAACCACAGCTAATGCTGCAGATGCTAAGTCAGATACTGCAATTGCTGACTCTGCTTCTGCTGTTACTACAGCTAATACAGCTAGCACTAATGCTTCTGCCGCTGTAACTACAGCAAACACAGCAAGCACTAATGCATCCGCTGCTGTAACGACAGCTAATACAGCTAGCACTAACATTTCGGCTGCTGTTACTACAGCAAACACTGCAAGTACAAATGCTTCTGCAGCAGTAACAACTGCGAATGCTGCTGATACAAAGGCTGATACTGCTATTACAAACTCTGCGGCTGCTGTAACTACAGCTAACGCAGCAAATACTAAAGCTGATCAAGCTATTGTTGATTCTTCTACTGCTGTAAGTGTTTCAACCTCAGTTGCGTCAACAGTTGCTGACTTGATTCCTTATGCACCTGTTGCAAATATAGCTGCAATACCAGCAGGTCCAGCTGATGGAGATCGTGTTGAGGTAGAAGATTCAACTGGTGCGGGTGCTTCAGCACTTATTACTGGACTTCCCTCTGGTTTTACTGGTAACTCATCTGCAGTATTACGGATTGAGTACGACGCAACAAATACTATCTGGAACTTTAAGCAGTATCTCTATCGGGATCCTGATGCTAGATATATCGAAGACAATGCAGCACAAATTGTTGATGCTGATGTTAATGCTAGTGCAGCAATTGGATTAAGTAAACTGGCTACAGGTGCATTACCTGCTGCTATCACTATTGCTTCTGCAAATATTGTTGATGGCACGATTGTAAATGCAGATGTAAATGCAAGTGCTGCAATTGATCTAAGTAAGCTTGCGACCGGTGCATTGCCGACTGGCATTACTGTTGCTTCTACTAATATTGTAGATGGTACAATCGTAAATGCCGATGTTAACGAATCAGCTAGTATTGCTGATACAAAACTAGATACTATTTCTACTGCTGGAAAAGTTAGCAACAGTGCAACAACTGCAACAAATGCTAATACAGCTAGTGCAATTGTTTCTCGTGACGGATCCGGTAATTTCTCAGCTGGAACGGTTACTGCATCTTTAACAGGTGACGTAACTGGTAATTTAACCGGTAACGTAACTGGTAATGTAACTGGTAATGTAACTGGTAATGTAACTGGTAATCTAACGGGTAATGCTGATACAGCTACCTCTGCTACTAGTGCAGGTAATGCTACGACTGCAGATAGTGCTACCTCTGCTACTAATGCAACCAACGCAGATACAGTAGATAACCTCCACGCTACTTCATTTTTACGTTCTGATGCTAACGATACGACAACCGGTACAATTACCTTTTCCTCAGCAAGTTTAAGCACATTTACCTCTGGAGGTTTGGTATTTAATGATAATAGGGCTCTATATTTTGGCAACGGTGCAGGTAGTGATTACAGGCTGATGAGCAATGGCAGTCATCTCTACTTGGACATGGGTCCAAGTGTCAATAACTTCTACATCCGTGATGGTACAACCGTCCGTTTCACCTTTGATGATGCTGGGCACTTCACTACTAGTGGCAATATCACTGCTGGTGGATCCCTAAATGGAACTCTTGGTAATACTCAAGTTAGAAATGCTACTGCAGGTTCAGGCGTTGGCGCTAAAGGCACTTATGCCTTCTGCACATTAAGAAATAGCAACTCAGACAGAGCCGCTGGCTATACAACAAGCGGAAGCAATCTGCGCTATACAAACGCTGCGGGAAATGTTAGTGGCACACCAAGCGGCAGTTGGCGGCTAATGGGACGGCTCTCCAGTAGCTCGAGCAATAGCGCACCGTCAGAATCATCCGTATGGCTTCGTTACTCTTAACTAATTATAATACAAATATATGTTTACACTAAAACCTGACTCCACTGAATATGCATTTAGCAATGCACAGCGTGATTACGGCGGAACCATTACTTGTGATGTAACGCTTGAAAGCACGGGTGAAGTGCTATCTTTTACTGCTTCTCCAGATGATGATGAGGATTACGGTATTGCATTGTATGAGCAACTTAACACTACTGATTTGGCATCAGTTGCAGAGTTTACTGATGCAATGCGAGATGAATATGATGCTTATGACGCACGAATTTTGCGATCTCAACTTTTAACATCTAGCGATTGGACTCAAGCTCCAGATGTTCCTGAAGCTACTAGAAATCTTTGGACAACATACCGTCAAGCTTTGCGTGATGTTCCACAGCAATCTGGATTCCCATCAACTATTACATGGCCTACAGCGCCTTAATTATTATGATTACACTTATCCGTCCAGTTCTATTTTCTTTTATCCAATCTCCTAAGGTCAAACGATTGATTGTTGACCTGCTGCGGAAGTTGGCTTCTACAACAGACAATACAGTAGATGATAAAGCAGTTGACTTTATCGAACGCGGTCTATTTAGTGCTGAGTAATGGAATGGGCTGAACCACCTGTTCTGCCTTCTATAAACCTTCCAGAAGCACTTAAATTACCTATACCAATACTAGAGGTACCAAAGGCAGACATACCGTCTTACAAGCCCTTAGTGGTGCCTCCTAGTGACCTTAGACCACCTCCGGGTATCAAAGGTACAACACCATCAGATAAACCTAAGCCTGTACCACCTACTCCACCTATTGTAGATATACCTAAACCTGATATACCCACAATACGTGTTCCTTATACAGATCTAGATATACCGGTACCTGATGGTATTATTTTAACTACAGCAGCTACTACAGCAGTTGTGTCTGTAGCGGCCACCCTTGCTGCTACATCACTATTTAAACATCTAGTGATGATTATGAAACCTATATTTAAGCAAGCATGGAACAAGATGACAAAAAAGGCGGAATCATCAAATTCATCGTCCTTGTCTGGTCAGCAGGACTCTTAACTGCAAGCTATGCAGGATGGATGGAAAAGATGGATCCTACATATGTCGCTTCTATTTTAAGCGGAACTCTAGCAACCTTTTCTATATCAAGAGAAAAAAACAAATGAAGAAATTACTTTTACTTCTTTTTATTGCGGCTCCAGTATCTGCTCAGGTAACACCTAACTTTACGCAAGGTTCAATGCAGTCAACAACAACTACCACCATTGATATTGACCGAACTATTGCAACTGAAATCTATGGTGGTGATTATTCATCATGGTCTGGAACAAACGTAACACCGAGCGGAGACATTTCAGATACCGCTACAACATATTCAGTTACCAATTCTGGAGAACAATTTCAACTAGAAATTACAACCAGATCTGCAGGAATTATTCAAGAAAGCTTGGTAACAGAAGCAATCGAACAAACTACTACTACTACATCCTTATCGGTCTTCTCTCAATAAGTCCTGCTTACGCAGAGGATCCTAAGGTACAAAATACATCATCACCTGTGGCAGCAGCTACAGGTAATGTTACTAATCAGGCAGTGCAATTTCAGAACAATGGAGCACCGTCACGTCAATATTTTGCGGCAAACAATAGTTGTAATGGAACAACCATGCAATTCTCGCCCTTTTATATGGGCAACGATACTATTCCTTACGAGCATAGTGGGTATGTACGAAGCAATAACTTCGGCGTACAACTAAACTTTTCTGTTCCACTAGATGGTGGCATGATAGAAACCTGTAAAGCTATCGCCCGTAAACACGAACAAAAAATGCGTCTTGACTATGAACTTGTTCGTGCTCTTAAATGTACTGAAATTATGAAGGCTGGTTTTACTTTTAGACCAGGCAGTCGTGTTGAAGTTCTTTGTCATGACGTAGTACCAATCGTCTCTATTAAATAGTGGAATCAATAGTTACTGCTGTCATTGCAATGGTTGCAGGTGGCGCAGCATTAAATAACAGAATACACAATCGAATAAATAATGTACATGATCGCATTAGTGGTCTTGACAGACGTATCGACGCTATTGAACTTAACGTGGCTCAGGACTATGTATCTAAAGCTGATTTATCAGTCATGGTCCAGCGCATGGAAGATCATATGGTGCGTATTGAAAACAAACTAGACCAAATTGTCCTTAAAAATAACTAAATGACTTACAAAATTGTAGACCTTCGTACCGAAAAAGTTCTTGGTACTTATGAAACTGCTGAACAAGCAGTACGTGCAGAGTCACATCTTATGCATGAACCAGGTGAAACATGGTATGCAATTGAAGCACCCGTAGTAAAGAAAACTAAAGCCAAGAAAGCTAATGTCAAAAAACAAAGCGAGTGAAGAACAATTTAATGAGCTACACAATCTAGTTACTAATGAGTTTCTAAACCGTGTTAAATCTGGTGAGGCAACTACACAAGATTTAAAAGCAGCTTGTGATTGGCTATCAAAAAATGACATCAGTGGTGTCGCCTTTG